GCTTTAGCCAAGACTTAACAAACTTATCTTGCAGAGCGACAGCAGGAAGAAGGATAGGGCCTTCAACTTGTTGCCCCCTTCTTAGCTGCTTAGACCTCTTTGTGCTGAATACAAATTTACGTCTCATTGGTCACCTAGTCGCTCGTCCACCTCAAGATCTTCGTTTGATTTATCACCATCGATATACTCATCTGGATCCTCTTCAATCTCAACCTCTTCAAATGGGTCAATATTAAAATACGGACTATTAACATCTTGTGATAGCCGCTCTCTGACATTATCAGGAGTGATCGCTTGACTCTGGACTAATGTTGCATCTGTTTGAGCCTTCATATTTTCAACGGTGGCAACGTCTATCGCTGTAGGATTGTCTAGAGGATTCCAAGATATGTCGTAATCAAGTGCTTGCAAACTGAACTTAGGATATATTTCACTCCGTAACAGTCTTTCATAATGCGCATGAAGGATCGGAGTCATCCTGTTCTCCTGCACTTTTGAAACCTCCTGATTGTAGTTTTTCATCTCAAACTCGCCGGTGGCGTTCATCCCTTGCGGCGATGTGCTTAATAATTTAGCTGCCGGTATTGCACATTCGGAAGAAAATATTTGATATTGATTATTCACAACATCAGTATAATCAGCGAGCGAGGTGTCAATCTGTTGTATGTCCTCACTATTATCAGCTATCAATATTCCGTAATTGTCTCTAAATGTGACTAGGTCTCTCATTCGCTGAAGGAATGAGCCCTCCATCGCTAAGGCTTTAGCTAGATTAGTTTTGCGGACATTAAGTCGCTTGGTTAGTGCAAGCTCTGGAGCTTCGTTCGCTGTTCTCTCTGCTTTATATAGTCTCTCATAGATTTGTTGAACTAGCGGAATACCTCCATATCTGTATGAGGGTTTTAATATGTCTGCAACCTCGTCTCCATAGATGATAACGAAATGAGACCTATGAATTTTTACGCCATTAATTACCCAATAGAGAGGATTGTAAAAATTTTTAGATAATGGGTCTGAGAGACCTGTGTCAGTAAACTCTGGCACTACAAAAATAGGGTCAACTTGATGCATCCCTTTGTAGCTACCGGGAGTGACAGAGTCAGGATTAAACGGTTTTAGATAATAGTCAGGGTCCATTGATTCGACCTTAAACAATATATGTCTAATGCCAAAAATATTTTTAAACCTTTCGGCCCTGACGATGTGATCCTTAACTTTAAATCTAACGTCGCTTTTGCGAATATAAGCAAGGACTTTATCATCAACCTCGGTATCTCCTACATTCTTGTTTGTAAAAGATATTTCAAACCAATTTTTTACGGCTTCCTCCGCTTTGATGGTGCACGCTATACCCATCAATTTTTTTTGAGCAAGAATGGCGCAATTTTGATACCCGATAAATGCGGATGTATTAGCGAAATACTCTAATATCACAGGATTAATAGATTGACTATCCAGTCTGTAAGCAGATTTGATATCTTGATCTGGACAATTGTCCATTGCGTGGTCAAATGCTGCGCTGGTCTGGTGACTAAAAATCTTTGTGTTTAATTGCTCTATATTTCCGACCGTTTTAAGAGCATTAGGGTCCAAGTGAAAAGGATCTAGTGCGTGAGGCCCTTTGGTGTCTTCTGTAGGCTTTTCGATGGCTGGTGAAAGTGTAGGCTTTGATTTAAATAGTTTGAACATGTAAAACCCTAATTAAAAAAAGTTAATATTAGAAGATAAAAAGTCTAGACTTTCGCTCTCTTTTGGGGCCAGAGCCATCACAAAGGCGTCAGCCAGATTAGGAGACTTTATATTGCGCTTAGCTAGTTTTCTCTTAGACTCAACCATCACCTTACCACTCTCGGAATAATCTTTCCTCGGCGTTGACAACTCATCTTTTAGCTGTTGCAGATTAGCTATATCACTACTAATTGATATAAGTTGGTGGGGTTCGAAACTTAGACCTTTATGCACGGCGTTGTAAGTGTTTCTAAACCTAACGGACAACGACCACCAAGCTTGAGCTTTTGCATTCTCAAAAAAATCCTTGTTTAATATAGCGTTAGAACCCTCGCCCAGATAAACATTATCGGGGTCTATTACCCTAGCACCAGCATTAAACCCACTAGAATTGATGGTGGTGTAATTTTTTTCGTTGAGTTGGTTGATGTGAGAGCCAGTACCAGCACCTACGCCTATAGAATCATAAATGATAGCCGCTTGATTGGCTTTGGCTTGATGATAAACCCGTGTCGAAGACTCCAATAATTGGTCCTCTGAGGCCGCCCACTCGTCACACTCTAGAGCTATCGAACCATCAAATAGAACAGTAGCACAATTGTCAGAGCCGCTGTCAGCTACGTCATATCCTAGACACTTGTCACCAGTCATATCTATATCTATTTTAAGGTGAGCATCTATTGCTGCATCAATCCAAGAGCGTTTAATAATTACAGCGTCATCATCAGATCTTGCTTTGCCTAAGTAGATATGTTCATAAGCTTCTTCATCAAGGTCTTTTAATCTATTTATCTTTTTAATCGAAGTGTCAGAGATAAATGGGTTTTCGTCATAATTGATATGCCTAATGATCGCATCATTACCCAACAGCCTAGGAAGCTTAGATTCTATGAAATCAGACTGAAGACGGGGATTGTAAACTATCCAAACTTCACTATTGGGTTTACGTATTGTGGGATCTACTATTCCCCACTGCTCCTCTGTCAATCCTTCGCCTTCCTCGATCCAACAGATATCCACCCCATCAATACCCTTAATGTCCTCGGTATTGCGTGAGAGACCATTAAAAATAAATTCGGTCCCTGTTGTCTTGCATATGATAGTAGACTTAGTGAGACTGAAAGATGACTCAACACCTTCGCTATATATTTTTTTTTTAAGTACTGGGTAGACGCTATCGGCGATCTTATTCTGGAACTGCCGCAAGCAAAGAAACTTAAGTTTATAGTGCTGTGCTAAGTAGATACAACGGCCAGCAGTGTCCTCAGTTTTACTTGATACCCTGCCGCCCTTCAGAATTTTGTAAGGCTTGGGACATCCCCAGAAGTCTCTTAGAGCCGGGTTAAGTTTGATCATTGGTCAGTGTAAACTTTGACAGTTGATGTTTTCAGCGTGCCAGTAACACCGGAATTTATTAATAACTGCTCTAGCTCGTCCCCTGGCTGCGCATCGAAATAATAATCTTTGGATACCCAAGCATCCTCGCCCCCAAAGTTGCCCGTACCACTTTCAGATATTAAGCCTATATCAACATAAGCACCATTTCTAAACACTCGACCCCTTATTGAAATGTTCCAAGGTGGGGAAGATTGGGTGGCATCAATTTCCAAGTCCACATTGACCCGAGTACGACCGCCTTTTTTCAATAAAATCCTTGTCTCGTTAGTAGCCTCTAATTCCATAATTTCATCGTTATCGGTCGCTGTGCCTTCTCTGTATGCTATTGCTTTTCCCGCACCATTAAATTCGTCCATATTTACATTGCCTGAATACAGCGCATACATAGCAACCGGCACCGCAACTTGAATCGCCCAGCCGTCACGGGCTGGATATGGTCCATCAGCTGCAAAGTTAAAGGCGCTCAATGTAATATCAGATGTTCCTGCTACACTTGGGACCATATTGATCTTGTTCCCTCTGCCTTTATAAAACTCTGAGCTATCAGCAGTCTCAATGGTTACAATGTGATCAGATGCGTTAATAAATCGAGTCATAAACCACTTGGTTCCTGATGGATATGCACTTGATGGCGCTAAGGTCAGCGTAATAGGTCCGGTCGTTATCTCCGAGATAATGATATTTTGAGCTGTTGCAGATAATGACTCAGAAGCGCTGATTCTTCGGCCCACAACTTCGAGAGGAACAGCTGAAACTGTAGGGTTCTGGGGGTCTGTATTATCAATTGATATTCCAGCGCCAGAGGAAAGACTCTGGACTCCTGTGGCTGAAACCGTAGGGTTCTGGGGGTCTGTATTATCAATTGATATTCCAGCGCCAGAAGAGAGGCTCTGGACTCCTGTGGCAGATACTATAGGTTTATCCGGTGCTGTTGCATCTACCGCTATCCCATCACCCGCTACTACCTCAGTGACCCCAGTAGGCCCACTACTAGAGTCTCCAACATTAATTATGTCCTGATCAACTATTGGCATGATTATCTCTCGCTTTAACGTTTTTTATATAGTATCTATTTTACAAGTGAAAAAAAAGCCCCTTTAGAAGGGGCCGGACCACAGGAGTTCATTTTTTTAATCGGCTATCGAAACTGTAATTCTAGTGGGTTTGTTTAGCGCTCTGGCGTAAAGAAAATTAATAGTTCCTAGGCCAAAAAACCCTTTAGACTCAAATTGTTTTATTATATTAACCAGTGGTGTGTCAGAGACCTCT